ATTTACCTCCTATTTATAATGACGAACTATATTATAGGAGCTTTTAATTAATGGGCGAATTTGGATGGGCTTATGTAAAGGGAGCGCTTACAGCAAGTGGTCCCACTGGATCTATACAGTTTAAAGATGATGCAGACGACTCTGGTGATTCTGGTTTAACCGGTTCCGCCGCTTTGGTGTTTCTTACTGGAACTGCGATTGATGACGCAAATGGTCCATATGAACTACGCCTTAAGGGCACTCTTAATGTGCAAGGAGAAACGTGGCTCTCTGGCAACCTCCATGTTTTAGGCACCACCACAACCGTTTCTTCAAGTAACCTTGTTATTGCCGATTCTGTAATTGGTCTTGGGTTTGGAACAGGAAGTGCCCACACGGGCGCTGCCGGAGACCGTGGATTTGTTTTTGGTATTGCTGGCGATGTTAACCAAGCAATGTTTTGGGATCAAAGTTCTGCATCTTTTATTGTCGGAAAAGTTGGATCACAATCCCCAAGTGAAGACCCCGGAGAAGGAGCCGATGCAAATTATGATGTTCCAGGCGGCGACTTTAGTGTTTTAAAGGTCGGTGGAATATTAGCTTCTGGGACAATTGGTCAGCGAAACAGCGGCTTTATCTTCGCCCAAGGTGGTCTTACTTCAAGTGGAGATATTTTAGCTAGTGGTACTATTGGAACAGAACTGGGAACCATTTCGGGCTCCAAGGGCATATTCACACTAGGATTAACTTCCAGTGCAGAAATCCTTGCATCTGGAAACATAAGGACTGAACTGGGCACCGTCTCTGGTTCACAACTTATTGTATCAACTGCCGGGACTGCCATTGCGGCTGAATACGGAACCATTTCCGGTGCACATCTTGTTGCTGCACAAACCATTGCGACTGAATACGGAACCATTTCGGGCTCTCAGGGCATATTCACATTAGGATTAACCTCCAGTGCAGAAATCCTTGCATCTGGAAACATAAGGACTGAACTGGGCACCGTCTCTGGTACAACACTGGTCGCGTCCGGTGATGTAAAGACACAATACGGCACCGTCTCAGGTTCTAAAGGTATCTTTACAGGCTTAGTTCAAGCCGCTGGACCTGTCCATATCTCCGGCGCAACCTTAATTGGTCATGGTCTGGCACCTGACGGAACCTCTCATCAAATAACGGGAGCTATTTATGTTACATCAAGTCAGGCAAATAAATTCTCTGGCTCAATTTCAAGCTCTGGTGAAGTCTACGCCTTCTCAGGACTGAGAACGAGTGGGGATATCGCATCTTCAGGCTCCATTATTCTCAATGACGGTGGCTCACTAAAAGAAGGCGGTGGTACCGCAGCCATTACTTTTGACGGCAGTGGGCACGTTACAAAAATTGGACAAGGCTCTCCATCAAGCGGTGAGGTTTTGAAGTGGGACGGAGCAAAGTGGGCACCCGCAACAGACGCGGCTACCCCTATTTCGAATGATGCTGATAACAGGGTTACAACTGCAAAAGGAGACGGCGAGTTAAATGCCGAAGCCAATTTAACATTTGATGGCAGTGAGCTTAGAGTTGTTGGAAACATTACGGGATCGGAGATTAGGATAGAAAAAGACTTTTATGCGACAGGCTCTGTTTATGCGACAGGCTCTATTTCAGGTTCTCAAGGTCTCTTTACATCAGATGTTCAAATGGCTTCTGATCTTTATGTTTCTGGAAACATAGTTGTTGGTCACTACATTGAGCATGAGGGCGATTCCAACACAAAGATAGAATTTACAACCGACAACATTGCAATTACTGCTGGCGGTCGTGAATTTATAAATATGGTGGAGGCAGCCACTGATACAATTGAATTTAATAGAAACGAAGGAACCGTTAAATTCATAGTTAATAATAACAGCAATGAAATGCTTACCATTGATGACAATTCGCTTGTCATCAATGAGGGGGGTGCTCCCGATGACTTCCGTGTAGAAAGCAACCTAAAGCAAAGAGCTTTTTATATAGATGGCAACGACCAGTATATCAATTTGTTGGTAGACTCTGATCATGTACCACACCAAACCGGATCTGACACAGTATTGTTTGTATCTGGAGCCTTTAGTTCAATAGATACTGCCGTAAGAGGCACCTCTGTTTTCGGAGGCGATGTTGTAATATCTGGTTCAACAAGAATCGGACGCGGATTAGCTCCCATTGCTGCAAGTCACCATCAAGTAACCGGCGCTCTTTATGTTACATCCAGTCAGGCAAGTAAATTCTCAGGCTCTCTTTCAAGTTCCGGCGAATTGTTTGGTTATTCTTTAGTCAGTAGCGGAGATATTTCTTCTTCTGGCTCTATTATACTTAACGATGGTGGTTCACTAAAAGAAGCCGGAGGTACGGCGGCATTTACTTTTGATGCAGACGGACACGTTACAAAAATTGGACAAGACAGTCCATCAAACAATGATGTCTTGACTTGGGACAATAGTAACAGCAGAGTTCATTGGGCAGCAGCCGCTGGCGGCGGTGCTTCAATTAGTAATGATGCTGATAACAGGGTTACAACTGCAAAAGGAGACGGTGATTTAAATGGTGAAGCCAACTTAACGTTTGATGGCAGTGAACTTAGAGTCGTTGGCAGCATTACGGGATCGGAAATTAGGATAGAACAAGACTTTTATGCGACAGGATCTGTTTATGCGACAGGATCTGTTTCAGCTTCCAAGGGTATTTTCACAGCAGGGTTAACCTCCAGTGGAGAAATACTTGCAACTGGAAGCATAAGAACCAACCTTGGAAGTCTTTCTGGTACAAATGTAATTGCATCTAGTCATGTGCTTGCACAATATGGAGCCTTTTCTGGCGCATCTGGAATCTTTACTGGTCCTGGCATTCAATCAGTTGGAAATATTAAGACCAGTTCTTCTTTCTCTGGCTCTGCTGCTGTTATTACAGGCTTAGTTCAAGCCGCTGGACCTGTCCATATCTCCGGCGCAACCTTAATTGGTCATGGCTTAGCTCCAATTGCAGCAAATTCACACCAAGTAACGGGCGCTATTTATGTTACTTCAAGTCAGGCAAGTAAATTCTCAGGTTCTCTTTCAAGTTCTGGTGAACTCTATGGATACAGCATGCGAACAAGCGGAGATATCGCATCTTCAGGATCCATTATCCTCAATGACGGTGGCTCACTAAAAGAAGGCGGTGGTACCGCAGCATTTACATTTGACGGCAGTGGGCATGTTACAAAAATTGGACAAGACAGTCCATCAAACAATGATGTCTTGACTTGGGACAATGGCAACGGCAGAGTTCACTGGGCAGCAGCCGCTGGCGGCGGTGCTTCAATTAGCAACGATGCCGATAACAGAGTTACAACTGCAAAAGGAGACGGTGATTTAAATGGTGAAGCCAATTTAACATTTGATGGTAGCGAACTTAGAGTCGTTGGAAACATTACGGGATCGGAAATTAGGATAGAACAAGACTTTTATGCGACAGGCTCTGTTTCAGCTTCCAATGGCATATTCACCGATGAGGTCCAGATTGCTGGACACGGTTCGATCTCTCTTAAAGTCTCTGGTTCTGCAAGAATTGACCAAACTCTTGAAATTGGAGAGGATCTGCTACTAACCGGTGCTGTTTCCGCCGCTGCTGGAAACAATATCTTTGTCGGACAGGTGTCCGTGGCGAGCGACGTGCTTGTAACCGGATCAATAAAAACCGAACTGGGCACCATTTCTGGATCCAAAGGTATTTTCACTGAAGAAGTCCAGTTTGCCGATGACATCAAGGTTTCTGGAAGTGCGATATTTAATGCTTCGGGGGACGAAGAGACTTTTACAATTCAAGGCGATAACGATACCCGCCTATTTTATGTAAGGGCTGAAGACGACGCCATCAGAATAGGTGCGGGTACGCAAGACCCGGCAGCAGTTGTAGATATCTATGGCGACACCGGTCAAGCCAAACCAAGTCTTGTGGTTCAGCATTACGATGTTGATAGGACTGCTGTTCGTTTTAGTGGTAGCAATACAACACAACCAGTTGTGGATATTCAAGGGTATGATGTAACAACATCAGCATGTTTGGCGTTGTCCGCAAGTGCCCTAACTACAGGTCAGGTGATTGATATAGATCTTAATGATGCTTCCACAACCGCCAACGGTCCCACTGCAATATACATTGATGTTAAGAAAACTGGAAACAAAGGCGCTGGCACCAACTCGGCGTACAAAGCTATAGAGATTGATATGACTGACGCTGGCACCAACAATGGACTCTCTCAGGTCACGCAGATAGGTCTTGATGCTGGTGCAAATTTCTCCAACGCAGCAGGTCTTACCACCGCTATCGGTGCAGTTCTTTCGGCATCCGGTGGACAAAACAACTTTGGACTCAGAACGTTCACGGACAATGCACCCGGCAGCGCAGACATTCAAATGGTGTCTTCAACAGACGATGATGATTACGCATTCCTTTCGGTTGGAAATGATGGACTGTTAACTATCGGAACAGTTAATGACTCTGCTGCTGACGGAAACATTGTTTTAACTGCTGACGGTCACATCTCAGCCTCGGCAGATGATGGCGACGGCACCGTAACGTTCCAGGGCGTCAACATTATTAATAGTGGCTCTATTGTTGCGATGAGTGGTGCCGATCAGAAAGTTCTTGAACTTGATTATGTCAATGCCAAAGAAATGCCTCACCAACAAAATTTTGGTGGATTGCTTAAAGCCAGACAGTTGTTTATAACACAGCACAATTATAATAATGGTGGAACGACAACCCGCTTCCTTCCTTTCCAAGGTGCTGCCGAGCAAACTACTGCCGATCATCAGACATTATTGCTCACCCCATTTACTGGAAGACTTCGGAAAATGATATGTTTCTCAGGAAACAATGTTACGGCTGAAATGAAATTTGCATTCCATACCGGGTCTGAAGATGGCAATTTCATCGGCGGCGGAGCCTTCCCTGCGTCTGCTAAGGGATACGTTGATGCATCAGCATCTGCATGTTTTAGTGGAACATTCTCAGGACAAAGAAGGGTTTTATCCTTTGACTTTACACACCCTGCCGGTGACGGAGACGGACAGGCACCATACTATACTGGTTCAACCGCTTTTGCCTCTGGAAGTACGATTGGAATTAGCTGCACTCCCGGCTCAGCCCCAGGCGATATTCAGATTACATGTGTGTGGGAATATGACCTGTTTGATGAATTTGGAGTATTCATCCCCGCAGATGATTAATATTGATCAGTAGAAGATAATTAATTCCGGCATTTAGTTTTTTAGAATACTATTTAATTGTGACAAAATCTATTTTATGGAGTTTATATCTATGTCTACTTTGTTAGAACAAGCAATCGTTGATGCTGAAGCGTTAAAAGATGCAGCCATCAAGAACGCCGAAGCGGCAATTATTGAAAAATACTCTTCCGAGGTGAAAGCCGCAGTTGAATCTCTTTTTGAAGAAAAAGAAGAGACACTTGATGAACAACCAGAAGAAGACAGTCCCGTTATGGACGATGTTCCTTTTGCCGTTGAAGAGGGAGATGAGCCAATTATGGTTCGTTTGGATCTTGAAGCTTTGGAGCGAGCGTTAGACGAAGAAGGTTCCACTGTAGCAGAAGAGTCTCATGAACAATTAGCCCAAGAGCTTGACGAAGAGTTGGAAGAGGGAGCCGAGGCTGCCGAGGAACTTGATGAGTCTGAAGAGATTGAGCTTGACGAAGAGATAATTGATGCTATAGCAGAAGAACTTAGAGTAGATGTTGGTATTCCCGATCAAGGACTCGGAGGAAGAACTACTCCAACAGATAGAAATTTAGAAGGACAAAAGGCTCAACTAGCAGCCCTTAAGGACGATGAGCTTGCTGAAGAACATGCTGCTTTGGAAAAAGCAAGAGAAGAAGCAGGTTTGCAGAGAGAACAAGTTGAAACGCTTAAGTCAGAAAAGTCCAGTTTAGAAAAAACAGTTTTACATTTAAAAGAGCGATTGGAAGAAGTTAATCTTTCAAACGCTCGTTTACTTTACACGAATCGGGTGTTAAATAGCACCTCCTTGAATGAGCGACAAAAAACAAGAATTGTCGAGTCTATTTCAAATGCCGATTCTGTTGAAGAGGCGAAGGTAATTTACGAAACCCTTCAAAGCGCAGTGGGAGAAAAGACAAGTTCAAAAACTCCACAATCACTTCGCGAAGCAGTAGAGAAGCCGTCGCCAACACTCCCTCGTCGTAGGGAAACAAGGGCTCAAAATCCTCATTTCGATAGGATGAGAGCTTTAGCAGGCATTAAAGGAGGTAATAAATAATGTCAGTATTAGATAAATTAACAGAAGGCATTGTTAATCGTGACCTTTCTAAGGAAGGTGCTGCTCTCCTCTCCAAGTGGGAGAAGACAGGACTTCTTGAGGGTTTAAACAATGACCGTAAAAGGCAAGCAATGGCTCGTCTTCTGGAGAACCAAGCCAAGGAGCTTCTTCGTGAAACTTCTTCCATGGCAGGTGGTGATGTAGAAGGTTTTGCTGCTGTTGCTTTTCCAATTGTCCGCCGTGTATTCGGTGGCTTAGTCGCTAACGACCTTGTTAGTGTACAACCTATGAGTCTCCCAAGTGGGCTCATTTTCTTCCTTGATTTCACCGCTTCCGGCGAGACCGGTACAAAGGGTGGTATGGAAGGCACCGAGTCGCTCTATGGTGGTGGCAAGGTTGGTTCCGAAATCACTGGTGGTATTTCGCTTAGCGGAGACAGTGCAGAAGATAGCTTCTACAACCTTAACCAAGGTTACTCGTCTCCATCTGGCTCGGCGTCTCTCGTTCTTCTTCCTGTTATCTCAGGAACGTTCGGAGCAAGTCAGTACAGCAATGGCGAAACCAGCGTTGCTAAGGTATACAACGGTGGTGATCAATGTAACACCGGTACAGGTGCACAGATTGCATCCGGTACACTAGAGAAGATCTGTCGTTATGATCCAGACTTCACCTCTGGTACAACCAACGTCTATGTTGCCAAGGCAACAATTTCGGACATGTCCCAGGTTAACCTGGACAACTTGGTTAGCATTTCCGGTACTATCGCGAATGCATCCGATGGACAGGCTCGTCGCTTGTCTGTGTTCTCCGGTTCAAACTCCGGTCTTTGGCAACCTTCCGATGGAGATCCAACACACGTTCTGTTGTTCTTCCACTCGGATAGTCGCACAGTTGCTAACTTGTCAGCCTCGTATACGGATCATGGTCCGAATACCGTGGCAACCAAGTATGCTATTGACGACGACTTCGTGGTCTCTAACGCAGTTGGTTCTGTGATTGGTGATCCACTCTGGGGTCTGGAGCAAGCAAGCAACGCGGTTGGTTCCGAAGCAGGTGTTATTCCTGAGATTGACATCAAGGTTGATTCTGTAAGTATCACCGCGATGACCAAGAAGCTCAAGGCTAAGTGGACTCCTGAGTTAGGACAAGATCTTAACGCATACCACAACCTTGACGCAGAGGTGGAGCTTACTTCAATTCTCTCCGAGCAAATTGCTCTTGAGATTGACCGTGAGATCCTTAACGACCTCGTTCAGGGTGCAACCGCTGGTCGCTACTACTGGTCGCGTCACGCTGGTCGGTTTGTTAACCGCACCACCGGTCAGGAAATTGGTGCTACAACCACAACACCTGACTTCACCGGTACCGTTTCCGAATGGTACGAGACTCTCGTTGAAACAATCAACGATGTGTCTGCACAAATTCACCGCAAGACTCTTAGAGGCGGAGCTAACTTCATCGTCGTTGGACCTGAAGTTGCAAACGTCCTTGAGTTCACCGCTGGATTCCGTGCACAGGTAACAGGTGATGCTGACCGTGGTACAGTCGGAGCAGTAGCTGTCGGCTCTCTTTCCAAGAAGTGGGATGTCTATGTAGACCCCTATTTCCCTCGCAACGTCGTTCTCGTCGGTCGCAAGGGTAACTCCTTCTTAGAGAGCGGATACGTATACGCTCCATACGTGCCACTACAGACCACACCCACAATCTTCGGAACCGAAGACTTCGTGCCCCGCAAGGGAGTCATGACACGCTACGGTAAGAAGATGGTGCGTCCCGATATGTACGGACTGGTCGTCGTTGTTGACCTCGTTTAATACGACTAAACAAACGGTAGTATAAAAGAATTCCCTCGTCAAGTAATTGGCGGGGGTTTTCTTTTATGGGTTGACTAATTAAGATGAGGAGAATTTTATTTAATGGCGATTCCCACCCTTGATCCTAAAAGCACGATAAGTGCAATTGTGCTTCCTGCCACTGGTTCACCAGGAAATGTTGCAGGCGAATGCCCTTTTGGAATGTATACGGGCTCTGTACAGTTCTTATCAGGAGCGGCAGAACAAGTTGCATATACATTTAAAAAACTTGGCGGAGACATATTAGATCTTGAAATTACAACAGGAAGTGTTTATGCCGCTTATGAAGAGGCAGTATTAGAATATTCTTATATTGTTAATATGCATCAGGCAAAAAATATATTACCTGATGTATTGGGCATGACAACCGGAAATTTTGACCGACTTGGCGAGATAACATCAAGTCTTAGTAGTTCACATGTTGCCCTCAAATATCCAAAGTTTACTTTTTCATATTCACAAAAAGTTTCAGATGCTTTCTCAACTGATGCAAAAGCAGGCGGTACAACTAGGGTATATTCAGCATCTTTTAAACCAAGTGCAAGTGTGCAAGATTATGACTTACAAGCAATATTGAATAGTGCTAGCAATCATAATTTAGACGAAGCTACAGGTAATCCCGTTCCCTATGCAGGGTTTGCATCTGGCAGTAGAATAATTGTTGATAAAGTTTACTATAAAACGCCTGCATCTATGTGGAGGTTCTTTGGGTACTATGGTGGACTTAACACTGTTGGTAATTTAGCCAATTATGGGCAGTATGCCGATGACTCTACATTCCAATTAATTCCAGTGTGGCAAAACAAAGCCCAGGCGATGGCATTTGAAGACTCAATTTATACAAGAAATTCTCATTATTCTTTTGAATTAAATAATAATATGTTAAGAATATTTCCATCTCCGCCATCAGGAGATGTCACACCTGACTATTTCTGGTTTAGATTTAGAATTGTAGAAGACGCATGGGCAGCTACATCAGGCTCGCTTGTTGACGGAATTAATAATATGAACACAATTCCTTTTGCGAACATTCCATATAGAAATATTAATTCCATTGGAAAACAGTGGATCAGACGGTTTGCTTTATCACTCTGTAAAGAGACTCTTGGACAAGTTCGTTCTAAATTTGCGACTTTGCCAATCCCTGGAGAATCTGTCACCCTAAATGGTGCTGCATTAATCTCCGAGGGGAGAGAAGAGCAGACCGCTTTAAGGACGGAACTAAAAGAGGTACTTGATGAGCTAACTTATCAGGCGCTTGCCGAAAAGGATTCTGCCATTGCGGATTCCGTTAACAATATAAACAAAAACATACCAGCAGGTGTATTTGTTGGATAAGGAGGTAAGACATGGCTGACGATAAATGGTCACAACCCGCACAACCTCCACCACCGTTGTTTGTAGGCGAGAAAGAAAGAAACTTAGTAAAACAAGTTAATGATGAGTTAATTGAAAGAGTAGTTGGTCAGCAAATTGTTTATTATCCAATAGATCATAATATAACACAATATAATGACTTATATGGTGAGGCGATAGAAAAATCTTTTTTACCTCCTGTTAGGGTATATGCCCTGGTTGACTATCAAAGCACACAAACTAAAGCAGATGACTCCACTGGTGTTGATAAATCAAATACTATCACGATTTATTTTCACAAGAAAAGACTAACAGAAGATCAAGATCTTTATGTTAGAGAAGGGGACTTTGTTTTATATGGCGACTATTTTTATGAAATAACAAGCATTGCTTGGGCAAGACAGCTTTTTGGACAAATAGAACATAAATTTGAAATTGTCGCGACTTGCTATTATTCAAGAGAGGGATTGTTCGATGCCACCTGATAACCCAAGAGAAACAAACCTTGCCCCACTTAAGGAGATACCTTTTCAGCCGTCAACGCTTGAAACTATTGACAGAGCCTTGTTTGAATATATTGATGAAAAATTAAATATTCACTGTACGACAAATAAGGGCTTTAAAAAGATTCCGTTCATTTGGGTAGGAGCAGAAAGAGCTTATCAAATTAAACACAACAGAGAACTCAGGGACGCCAATGGGTGGTTAATTTATCCAATAATGACTATTGAGAGAGCTTCTGTTGAAAAAGATGTCGCCAAGCGAGGTGCCTTGTATGCCGCTGTTCCAAACCGCCAAGACAATAAAGGCGGCATGATGACTGTAGCAAGAGTTATTAAGCAAGATAAAACAGGCAACTTTGCTAATGCAGATTCAAAGCGATTAATATTAAATGAAGTTGGCACAGGGCAAAAGAACTTTCCAAGAAAAAATAAAAAAGTTGTTTATGAAACCATATCTATGCCAATTCCAATTTATTTGGAAGTAGGCTATACTTTAACAATTAAATCAGAATACCAACAACAGATCAATGAAGCGATTACTCCGTTCATGACTTCTCCAGGTGGACCAAATTACTTTAATATTTTTAAAGATGGACATCAATTTGAGGCGTTTATAGAATCAGAGTACGTATTAAATAATAATGCCGCCTCTTTAATGGAGGATGCTCGTGGATATGAGACACAGATATCTTTTAGAGTTCGTGGTTATATTATTGGCGGAGATAAGAATGAGGAGCAGCCAAAGATTGTACGCAGAGAAAATGCAGTGGAAGTAAAGCTGCCTCGTGAGCATGTAATATTAGGCGACATACCAGAGCATTTGCATATTAGTGGCAATGTTCCGTTTTATCGTGAGTAGTTTGAGTTATTTCGGACTTTACCCTTTTATTTAACTATTTATTAACGATAGAAAGAATATCAGATATTCATTTATTAAGTTGAAGCAGCAAGGAGACACTTTATAATGTCAGCAAAATCTTTTAAGTTTATTTCACCCGGTATATTCATCAATGAGATAGACAATTCAGAATTGCCAGCACTGCCCGATGAAATGGGTCCAGTGGTCATTGGTCGCGCCGAACGTGGACCTGGAATGAGACCTGTCAAGGTTAATTCATTTTCTGAATTTGTACAAATTTTCGGTAATCCAATCCCAGGCGGGCAAGGAGGTGATGTTTGGCGTGATGGCAACTACCTTGCACCCACTTATGCCGCATACGCCGCTCAAGCATATTTGAGAAATTCCAATGCCCTAACTTTCATTAGACTCTTGGGGGCACAAAAAGCCGGAATTGGTGCGTCTTCTACCGGTCGTGCAGGCTGGGAAACTGCCGCAAGCAACACAGCCGAC